CTACTTGTCGTCTTTTTGCAGGCAGAGTCAGGCCAGGACATCCACCAGCGTGGGCGGGTCCAGGCGGAGTTCTGACGATTTCAGGAGCTGCACGATGACGTCGGCTACAGGTTCCTCGGTGCCCCACTGGGGGGTATTCCCGATTTGGGCATGGATCTTGCGATGTGCTGCTGCCTCTTGGTATACTAGTGGGTGTGGCCGGACTGTTCATACTGTTCGTGTGCGCCTTGCTGCCTGACGTACAGTACATCTATCACCAGATCCGCGATGAACGGAAGCTCGCAGAGGCATGTCGGCGGGAGAACGCGCAGGCAAAACACTGGGGACCCCCACATGCGAATAGGTAGACTCGGATTTCTGGTGGTCGTAGGCATCTTCGTAGCTAGGCCCCTGGCCACTCCGCCCGTTGCTGCCAAAGCAGTCCGAGTGGCTTGGGCACCGGCGCGTATACGGTCAATTGCGCGGGCACCCGCTGCGGAATTCGGGGTGCCCGTCGCCCTGTTGGTGAAACTCGCACACGTCGAATCCCGTGGGCGTTGGTGGGCCGTACGTATTGACGGTGAGATGTGCGATGTTGGTGCCTGGCAAATTCGTGCGCACTGCTGGGGCCCGCTACACCAAATGCTGGCAACGCAGCCAGAACGCGGTGCATGGTATGCAGCCATGATCTTGAAAAACTCGCGTGTTTGGTGCCGTACGAAATCAAGCAAGGTGTGCCCGTGCCCCTGGGCACGTTGGAACTGGGGGGCGCGTAGCCGAGTTTGCCGTGCGCTACGTGGCAGCGTTGAGCGGCTGCGAAGCCGGTTGGGTGACTAGCAGCTGGCTGCGTACGCGTAGACTGCCAGGTCTGCGGCCTGGCCGCCCGCGACGTGTGCGTAGCTGATGGCGTAGTAGACCAGGCCCATGCGGTCAATGCAGATGGCCTTGTTGATGTCAGCAGCACCAACTAGCTCAGAATGGACCAATGGCAGCGTGGCCGGTGTAGCCCACGCCACGGTATGTGTCGCTGGGGGGAACCGGGACGCCCGGATCTCGATATAGCCCTGGCGGCCGGCGAGCGCTGGCGCGTAGATTTGTAGCCCGAGCTGGGTGTACTGGTCCAGTTGCAATAGATCCGCGGCCACAATGTTCCCCGACGTATCACCGCCTGTAGCGCGATCCCCGATGACAAACCCCTCGTTGTTATATATGGCCATGCGCGTCTACTCCTCTAGATCCCGGGATTTATGAGACCACCAATGTACTGTTTGTGTTAGTCCCGTGTCCAGCGGGATCTTTGCAGTCCAGCCCAACAGGTCGCGCGCTCTGGAAATGTCCAGTACCCGGCGTGGCTGCCCCGTGGGCTTGTTGCCGTCCCAGAGTACCTTGCCTGCGTAGCCGGATTTCTTGGCGATTTGAGCCGCCAAATCTCGGATGTGGGTCTCGATCCCGGTACCCAGGTTCAATGGCATGCTGGAGTCGTAGCCGGCTGCAGCTGCAGCAATGCCCTTGGCGGCGTCTTCCGCATGAAGGAACTCCCGTGTAGCATCGCCTGTGCCCCAGAGCGTGATGCAATCTGCCCGCTGCTGCACAGCATCCTGCAACTTTCGGATCAACGCAGGTACGACATGTGACGTGCGAGGATCAAAGTTGTCCAGCGGGCCGTAGAGGTTCGCTGGCAGCACGTGCACGATATTCATGCCGTACTGCTGCCGGTATGCCTGCCCCATTACCAGCAAGGCACGCTTGGCGACACCATACGGCGCGTTTGTCTCTTCTGGGTAACCTGCCCAGATATCTTGCTCTTGGAAGGGCGCGGGGGTGTTCTTTGGGTAGGCACACACAGTACCTACGATGACCAGTTTCTTGATCTTTCCGTAGGCCCTTGCCTGTTCAATGACGTTCATGCCCATCAGCAAGTTGTCATGGAAGAACATGCCTGGTGCGTCTTGGTTTGCTTGGATACCCCCAGCTTTGGCCGCAAGGTGGATGACAATGTCGGGCCGGCTGCGCATGTATAACAGCCGTACATTATGTGGGTCACGGAGATCCCAGCCAGCGCGCGGGGGGGAGATTACGGTGGCCCCGGTATTGCCCAATTCTGGCACCATGTATTGACCCAGGAAGCCGTTGCTACCTGTGACTAGCACACGGGATGTACTCAGGTCCAACCCGTGCTCGGTCATTTCGCGGCCTCGGCCATATCATGGTCCACCATTTCGTGGATCATTTCCTCGAAGGTGATGGATGGCTTCCAGCCAAAGACACGGTTGATCGTACCGGAATCGCCTTTGAGGCAGTGGACTTCCCTGAGACGGAGGTACCTGGGATCTTGGCAGACCACATGATCTCGGTATTCCAGCCCTACGTGGGAGAAAGCCACGTCGAGCAGCTGCCGTACGGTCCATGTTTTTCCCGTGGCAACTACGCAGTCTCGGGGTGCGTGCTGTTGCAATAGGAGCCACATGGCCTCGACGTAATCCTTGGCATGCCCCCAGTCCCGGGAGGCGTCTAAGTTGCCCAGTGCCAGTTTGCGCATGTCTCCGTGCTTGATGCGTGCGGCAGCCTGCGTGATTTTTCGGGTTACGAAGGTCGGCGGCCGCCTGGGCGACTCATGGTTGAACAATATGCCGCACGCGATATAGAGCTTGTACGCGTCCCGGTACACCCGGCATGCGTGGTGCGCAGCAGTCTTCGCAACGGCATACGGGCTTTCCGGGGCTAACGTGGTGCCTTCATATTGCGGGCCGGCTGAGTTGCCGAACATCTCAGATGTGGATGCTTGGTAGAACTTCGCGTTGGGGCAGATGTTTCTGTAAGCATCCAGCAGCGCCAGGGTACCTAGGTAGTTAACTTCGGTCGTGTAGTCTGGTAGCGAGAACGATACCTGCACGTGGCTCTGTGCGGCCAGGTTGTAGATCTCGTCGGGTTGCGTATGACGCAGCACATGGCGCAGTGACACAGGGCTCGTCATGTCCCCGTAGTGCAGGTGCAGATCTTTGTTGTTTTGCAGGTGGTCGATCCGCTCCGTGGGGAACGTGGATGCCTTGCGGATGATGCCGTGGACTTCGTACCCCTTGCCCAAGAGCAATTCTGTCAGGTATGAACCATCTTGGCCGGTGATGCCTGTGATCAAAGCGACGGATGCTGTTGTTTTGGTTTCCATGCGATCGCGTGCTCCTGCGCACTGGGCTACAGCTTGGTAATGATGCAGAGCTGGGACCAGAACTGGATGCTTCTGATCTCGCCTTTGCCGAAGTCCAGGTCTTTGAGCTTCTCCCCAAAGAATCGCATCAGGTCTCCGCGGTTGTTGCTGATGTTCACGTTCTTGTCCATCCACGGACCACCGTGCCAGCGATGTCGAATGCCCATGCGTTCGAGATCGTGGTAGGTTGGTCGCATGTCTTCAATGATGTAGGTACCCCCGGACCGCAGGTGGGGGAACAACGCGCGGAAAGCCGCGAGCGTGAAGATGTTCACGTGGCTTCCATCGTCGATGATGACGTCGAATGGGGCACCAAGTTCTACGATGGCATCCGTGGCCACTTTTTGTTCCTGCGGTCCGATGACGATGGAAATTCGGTCTTCCTCATGCTCTTTGGCATCGGGTCGGATGTCCATCCCGTAGATCTGTGCTGCGGGGAAATACTCTTTCCACATGCGCATCGACCCACCGAATCGAACACCGATCTCCAGCAGGTGGATGGGCAGCTCACGCAGCGGGGACAGATACAGTTCGTAGGTGTCGAGGTAGCTTCGTCCACCAAAGGTGTGGACGTTCGTGTTCTTGTCCGTGCGGTGCCTCGCCGCGATTTTGTGCAGGTCGCCGTGCGGGTTCGTCATGCGCTTCTCTCTTTTGTGGGTTCGTACAGCCGGTTTTCTACGTATTCGACATCGGTTCTCGGGGGTTCACATTTCGGGTACAGCCAGCCGCCCGTCCGCTGCCAGATGTGTGGCATGCTCAGGACTTTCCGTGCGACTTCCATGCGCATGCGGCCATGGAACATAAGGATCTTGTGATCTCTGTGGACCCCTTGATTACGGTAGATGCCGGTGTTTGGTCCTGTGACCGCGCGGTGCGGAGGCATGAACCGCTTAACACCGTGTTTGACGGCCAGGCATGTAAGTATGGACTGGTCAGTCGAATGCCGTTTGAATTCTGGGAGGTTTGGGCCGAGGAGGCTTACGGGCTCTCGTGTCGAGATTCTCGGATCCTGCGCGTAGTGGAGCCATTTACGTAGAATGGTACGGGACAGCTCACAGCCCTTTGACCATGTGTTCATCCCGCCTTGTGTCTTGTGCGCTGCGTATTGCTCTTCCGTGTCGCAGTCCATCAGGATGAAGCAGTCTCGCTTGGTCCAGTTCCGCATGATGAACTGGTTTAGGAAGTAGAGACCGACACCTACGTCAAGGCACTCTTCTGCCAAAGGTGCCGGGTTTGCTACAAGGGACAGATCAGCATCCACGTAGACTACAACATCCTGTTGCGGCACCTTGCTCAATGCATATGAGATGATGAAAGGCTTCCAAGCCCAGAATCCTGCGCCTTTGCGGTGCGCCAGCAGCGTACGGTTCTTCCTGCCGAAACCCGACCGTGCCAGGAACTCCGGCCCGTAGGAAATCGATCCGATACCGAAGTCCTTGGCCGTTTTGTTCAAGAGCATCTGGCCACCTTGGTAGCCTACTGTGGCGTAGCTCACGATCCAGATCTTGCGTAACTGCCCATGAATCCATTGGGATCGGCCTTCCCGGAACAATGGGTTTCGTGTCGGCGGTGTATCCAGCGGCGCGTCTGTGAAGTTTATCATACGGCTTGTACGTCCTTCTTCTACTGTAGGGCTTTGCTCTTGTCGATCTTACGGATGAGCCGCAGCATGTGAAGCAACCGCTCAGCTTCTGCATCCCACGACCATTCACGTTCTGCCAAGCTCTTCAGCGCTTGGCGATACGGTTCCGTGTCTGCTCTTGGCTTGTTTGACCATGTAGTTATCAAGTCGGCCAAGTCTTCCGGTGTGTCCCAACATACGCAGTGTTCGCCATCAACCAGCCCCCAAGTTCCCATCTCTGGGAATCGGTTCTGGAGCAAGAATCCACCTGCGGGTCCGATGCGCTTGATCCTACCGCTTTGGTACGCGCGGTATCCACGTTGCAGTGAGAAGCCCACAGACATCTTTGCATGGTGGTATAGCGCGGAGTTTAGGGCACGCGTCACGCCTGGGTAGTTTGCATGCACCTGATGGTTCGTCCAGCCACCACCGATGGGGCACAGACATGCTGCGTTGGATCCGAGGCGTGCCTGCGCACGCGTGATGATGTCAACGCGTTCACGTATGTAGTTGTTACCCAGGAACACGGCCGAGTCCCGAAGCGGCTCGTAGACTTGCGGGAGGTCTCGCGGCACGTCGTCTACGCCGCGCTCGTACCCAATTTGCAGGTAGCCTGTACGATGCACGCCAGCCTGCCGATATAGCGTGGGGCGTGTCGTGTCTGAGAACAATTGAAGGTCTATTTGCGACCCCAATGTAACTTCCCAAGGCCAGGCTTTGATCTCGGATGAAGTGCTGACGTCGCCATTCCATGTTGTGACGATGCAATGCACGGGTGCTGCGGCTTTCAGCGCTCGAATCGCTTCTAGGCCCCAGCAGTCCCCACCGTTTTGCAGCTTCTCTCGCTGCACCTGGAGGAAGATGACTGACGGCGCGAAACCTCGAATCTGTTCCAGGACGTCTTGCATGCTCCGCGGCGTGCTGTTGCGTAGGTGCTCACCGTATGCGGAGAATCCAGCTTGGAACGCACGGCGATGGCCGATCTGGGGTTCACGTGGCCCGGCCAGTGGCAACATGAATACACGCTCGGGTGGCCCGGCTGCCAGTTTGCTTCTCGGCGGCAATTGATTGCTTGCGGGCAGGAGGCACTGCCCATCGCCCCAGGGCGCCACGCCCCCGGTGATTTCTTGTGCCATGCGGCGGAACTTCACATGGTGCCCCTGCGCTTTGACGCCGGCTGCATTCTTCTCTCGCAGCGCATCTTGTGTAAGATGGTCTAGGACCCCAGCGCCATCAACGAAGGCCACATGCCACCCGCGTTTTTGGAGCATGAGGCTCAGCAACGAGTCACCCCCGTAGGTATCACTGGTTCTGGCGTGTTCGTCTCCCCAGAAGGCGCCCAGCCCGGCGCAGATGCAGTCATCGACTGCCAGTCGTCGGAACAGCCCGATGTTGACATGCGGTACCGCTGCGAGTTGCAGTCGTCGCCAGGTCTTACCCTGGTCTTGCGAGAACGCAAAGGCCACCACATCCAATTCGGGCCGGCTATGTAGCTCGTTGATTGCTCGTTGGAGTCCCCCGGGCACAAGCTCGACATCATCGTTTACTTGAAACACCAATTCCCCGGAGCTTTCTTGGTATGCCGCGTTGAACGCATTGATCGCACCAGACAGGTCTCCGTGTACTAGCTTGCAGTCTGCCTGGCTCTTGACCCATTCGGGCGTTCCGTCTGTACTTCCGCCATCCACCAGCACGAACTCGTGTTGGCCTTGCATATCACAGTTGTCGATGTCTTGGCGGATACCGTGTATGAGGCGCTGGAGGCTTTGTAGGCGATTGTACGTTCCTGCGATGACGGAGAGATGCATGCCAGCGTTGGAGCTTGGCACAGCTTGTTTGACTGGATCTCCCAAGGGCTTGATGGCTTCCAAGTTCAACGTGATCGTATCGTGAGACGACCAGTCTTTGATCTTGTGGATCTCTGGGATGTCTCGGCTTTTCCAGGGTCGTACCTGTTCGAATCCTGCAGTGTGCAACACTCGGGTCAGGGTCTCCGTCACGAAGGTTTGCCTGTGCCTATCTGGGCCCGCGGCGTCTTTACTGCAGTCACCAAACAGCGGCGGGTTCGGGTCCTTGCCGAATTTGTGGCACTCTACCGTGTTGGCCACGATGAGTCGAAGGTCTGGGACAGCGAGACGGACGATCCCGCCCGGTCGCAGTGCCTGCCACCATTTTTTGAGCAAGGGCACAGTGTCTTCCAGGAATACGTGCTCCAGCATGTGACATGCGTAGATTACGTCGTAGTGGTCGGCCGGGAGCTGTAGATCAAGTGCGTCGGCCTGTACCTGGGCCTTGGGCGATTTGATGTCTACGTTGCACCAGCCTGGGAGTATGCGGCTGCCGGACCCCAGATGCAGCTTGGTATGCCGTTGGAGCGCCTTGAACTCTTGGGTACCCTGGGGTGCGGGTTGCGCCGTGGCGGCGGCTGGGACTGCCGTAGCCTTACGCTGCTGCGGTCTACCAACGGTATTGTGAGGTATGGCGCCCTGCGTTACCTGGCTGTAATGCGCTGCAAGACTTTTGCAGATCCCTGCCCAGCTCAAGTGCGTGACAGCTCTACGGCAAGCTTGCGGGTCCCAATGGCGTTGCTTGGCTTGAAGTATCGCAGCTTTGACTGTGGCAACTTGCCGGTTCGGCAACAGCATGCCGCACTGGTTGGCTGGCGTAATCAATGTGTCCATCACCCCAACATCCGTACTGATGACCGGGATGCCGCAACTCAATGCTTCAATGGGCGGCCGGGGCGTACCCTCCCCCTGGATGGGATCGGACAAGCAGGCGTATGCGTCCAGGGTATGCAAGAATTCTGGGATTTTGTGGTGCGGCCATTTCTGGCCCGTAGCAGCATCCAGGATGCGACCATGAATGTCTGTGTGCCCGGCCTGCCGTAAGCTCCGAACGGCGTCGTTGAGCACCCGAACGCCTTTGTGGTCGTAGCCGTCTGCAGCGTTGGTCGTGCGCCGGGTTGTACCTAGCCATCCGATGGTGAATTTACCATCTGGTGACCTTGGTTGTGGCGAGAACAGCTCAAGATCGATGCCGTCTGGTAGCAGGAAAATGGGCATGCGGGGCCCAACCCGGCTACGAACTGCTGCGGCCAGCTTCGTGCTGGTCACTGTGATTGCATCAGCACGAGCTAGGGCAGGTTGAAACCGCTTGTTGGGCGGTGCCCACGATGCATGGTCGCAGATGTGTAGGATAGCGTGTCGTGGGCGAAGAAGTGCGCAAAGCCGTGTGAGCCCTGGCCACCAAAGTGCATGGAGAATGTCTACATGATGCAGCTTCGGTGGAATTTCGTTGACGCCCACTTCGCACAAAGTATGGGTGGGTGCCAAATGCTTATGCAGCTCCGTGAATTCAGAAGAGCTGCACCAATCTGTACCGTCTGTCCCGATAACAACGACGGGCCGCGGTGCTGTTTGCATGCCGCTCGACTCCGATCCCCCCGTTTATGCGCTGCGGTACAACATCACCTGCCCGTGGTATCACGTACCATCATGGACCGGCAGGACGTTGCTACGCTGCGGACACGGTCACCACGCCGTTCTTTACAGTCACATCGAAAAATGCGCCGGTGTCCGTGTCCTCGAATCTCATCGCGGCCACGGTGGGCGGGTTGACGCCATCGAACAGCAACCATGCTCGACCCGACGCGCCTCCGTAGTTGTAGGCCAGCTCACCCAGTGCCAAGTAGCCGAGCGTCAGCTGGCCTTGGATGATGCTGTTGACCTTGGTGATCACGGTGTTGAGGTCGGCCACAAGCCCAGCGGGGTCCGAGAGGTAACTTGAACCCCAGAACTTTGTGGTGAGAATGGATTTGAGTACCTTCGTGTCTGAGATGGCCATGCGCCTGTGCCTCCAATGGATGTGGTTGTAACGCTTGCGTAAGCAGCCTAGCACAAACGCACGGAGCTTGACACATGAAACCAATTGGTATCAGTATGCATGCATGAGCCTTGATCAAAAACTACTGGGACTACGCCGTGATGCAAGCATGTCTTGTCGGCAGGTCTCTGCTGCATTGGAACCATTAGGTATCCAGGTGTCGGGCGCGTACGTGAGCGCAGTGGAACATGGAAATAAAGTTCCAACGCTCCGTGTGCTTTTGGCGCTTCTTGCTGTATTTGAGCAGCTGCCTACATCATGGGATGTTCTGTCTTGGCTGCAGGCGCGGTCGCCACTACCAGGTGTAGGGCACTTAAATGATGCTGAGCTGTCCGCATTGGGTGCTGCGCTCTGGCTTATCGTCACAGGCCGCGGAGCATGTCTGTGCGAGCTTGCGCAGCATGCCAGTGCCGGATGTTTGCAGTCAGCATGTGCTAGCGCGCGGCCGGCTTCCAGCAGTGTTGCGGGACTAAATGCTACTGTGGGGCCGCGGTGCCCTGGTCGGTCGTGATCCGGTGCGGGCTGCGCACGGGTGTGTACGCACATGTGTGTGCACGTGCAGACACCAATGCTGCCACGCGGATCAGTGTACTGGTCGCTGGCCGCGCACCCGGAAACTGCTCAGCAGCCAGCTTTGTCATGGCGCAGTGTTGCTGCATATCATCTTCCGTGATGCGCAACTTGTCTATCCAATGCCGAAGAATCTCGCCCACGCGTTTACGTCTGTTAGTATCATTCGTCATAGGGTAAGGTGTAGCACATGAAGGCAAACAAAAGCAATACGTGTGGGGCTGCGGATGCGGTAAAGGTTGGGACAGCTGGCGATGGCAGTTTGCCAGCCGCAACTGCTGGTGGCGATAGCTCGAAGCCACAAGGGATGTTAAGCATCCAAGTCTCGACGCCGGGGTCCAATCGGGAGTCCACTGGGCAGCTGGATCATAATGGTATCTGGCCCGGTGATATAGTACAGAACCTTACAGGCGGCAGCTATCTGGTTCCACCGGAGTCCCATCATAATGGTTACAGCTTGGCCAAACTCGGGCCCAATCTGGGACCTGTGCTGGATGCGATCACAGCCAACGTCTATGGTGCGGGGTACAAGCTTGTCCCGGTGTTTGATGATCTTGAGACGCCCGCGGGGCTAGAACGCGTCCGCGGCATTTTGGACTATGAGCGTAGTCTTGATGCGGGATACGACCCGTTGGACGCTGATGCTCCTGAACTGCCGCAGGTGACGGACGTAGAAGTAGCCAATCAAGTCACAGCTATCAAGCGGCGCATGGCAATGGAATCCGTTGCGTTGCTGTCCTGGCTGGATCGCTGCGGCTTGGAAGACGGCCTGCAGGCACTCAACGTTCTCAAGGGGCAGGACAAGGAGATCACAGGTACTGGGTACTTAGAAGTCCTTCGAGATTCTGCAGGTGCACCGTCCAAGCTCGTGTGGGCCCCGGCCTGGAGCATCCGACCCGAGGCGCAGATGCATGGGGAAATCGAGGTGACAGTGGAAGAGCCCGTCACGCCATTGACGTGGGAATTTGTCACCATGCCACGGCGTATGCGTGGGTACATACAGTTGGCTGAAGGCGGCAGAAATGTTGTGGCGTACTACAAGGAATACGGCGATCCTCGTATTCGGAGTCGGTACACGGGGAGGTACTACGCTGGGACCGACACGGGCCTGAAGTCGCTACAAACCGATAAGGCAGAAGTCGAGGCATTCAAATCCCGACACTCTGGTGTCGAGCCGGCTGTGCCGCTGGCCGCGACAGAAATCTTGGCGTTCAAGTTGCCGTACTCGGGCTCCCGTGCATACGGTAAGCCGTCTTGGTCTGGTGTGTATCCTATAGAGGCCGGCGCGCGAGAATTGTCTGAGGAAAACCGACTGGTCATCACAGACCAGAAGGTTCCGCAAGGACTGTTGTTCGTTTGGGGTCTTCGTGTATCCCCGGAGCAGATCGGGAAGGTCGAGCAAGCTATGAATGCAGGGGGTGATGGCGCGCGAGGGATCAAAATCATTTCCGGTGCGCTTGCGTCCCGTGCGCAGTCCGGGGCGGGCGTCAATGCCAAGTTTGAGTTTGTGCCCTTGAAGGATGCGCAACACAATGACATGCTGGGCGTCAAGATGTTGCAGTATGGGAGCCAGGCAACACGTGGGGCCTACCGGATCCCTGCAGTGTCCGTGGGCCAGCCGGACGGGGCGGATGAGGGCGTGGCTAAGGTTATGCTGCGTCTGGCCGAGGACCAGGTGTACGCACCCCGTCGTGATTTGGAAGACGAAGTGTTCAACAGACACATCTTGCCTGACTTGGGTATCCGCTTGTGGCGGTACAAATCTTGTTCCCGAGCACCCAAGGACCCAGAAATGGTGGCCAAGATCCTGCAGACATTGAGCACAGCTGCAGCTATCTCACCCCAGGATGCACGGGCCATTGCAGAAGATATCTTCAATCGGAAGCTGACGTCGGCCTCGGGTTGGTGGAACACGCTCCCCAAGGGGCTGATCGTGCCGCTGTTGCAGACCAACAATCAATTGACGGCTGCGGCGCTTCTTGCAGATGAAGCGGGCGGTGCCAATCTTCTGCAGGACATGCTACGCGCAGATGCAGCCCGAGAGCTAGCTGGCGCCGGGGCCATGCCGGATGCAGGCACGGAGGCTAAAGATGGGCAGGACTGATGAAGTGAAAACTCAGGCCGCGTTGGCGCTGGCTGATGCAGGCAAGGCCCGGTGCACAGCGTGCTCTCGGGTTTACCCGATAACTGAGGTGCTGGCTGTATTCTGGGGTGGGGCGCCCATCTACGTCATCTGCGCATCATGCTTGCCGGCTACGCCCGTGGTGATCAAGCAGACGGAGACCGGAGCGTGGGTCGGGCCGCTCAATAAACTGCAACGTGCTCCCGATCTTATGGTGGCGCGCAACATGCAGGACGCTGTACATGGTGCTGGCGGGCAGAGTGCACTTGGGGAGAAACATTCGATGGACTTCGGTCCGGCGGAATCATAGAAGGAGATGACGATGGGCCTGGTAACCGGAGCAACGTTTTCACTTGGGGTACATGAAGTCCAGTGGGTGCCTGACGATTTGCCGGCGGATGTCGCACGGGATATCATGGACGATCTGAGCTACAACCCGAAGTTGCTGGGGAAATACTACCAGCGCATGCAGCACGCGGTGTGGGCATCATTGGTCCATCCCGACACCCGGCCGTTCACGTTGACACGGGCAATCTTGCTGGAACGGATTCGGCAAGCGCACTTGGTGCTTCGAGAACTCCGTGCGATGGTGGTAGACGAGCTGCCCATGTACACGCTGACCAAGGCGCTAGACAGTCTTGAAGCGCACTACATTGACGTGCTTCAGCAGAACCGACGTGGGGAGGACGTGATCCTGGGCTTCTCTGGGAGCACAAGCGCCTGGGGCCGCAAGGGGACGGAACAGACAGCGGTCTTGGACCGTGACACACTGGAGGACCGTGATGAAGCGAAAGGCGTTGCTGACTTCGAAGTCGATGAGCTACTGGCTGAACTGGATTAAGAGCGAGGATGACTGGATCCGAGTAAAGGACGATGTGTCCTGGATGGACTGCGGCCCGGTCCTACAGCTCCATCGAGAGTTTCATGCTCGCTTCGGCGCACGCACGGATGTCCCGGATGGGCTCCTTGAACTGGAGCGAATGTTCACAATCCGTCTCAATCAACTGGGCATGCCGCACCGTCATAATGATGCCATGTACGCGACGTCTGGAGTGGAAGCGCATAGCATTGATGGCCCGGCATCGCTTCGGGAGGTGGAAGGGTATGTCTGCCCGGGGGGCGGGATCATCTTGGATTCCCAGGCAGTGTCGCTGGTACAGGATGTAGCGAATCCACGGGCACCTGTGTACCTGGCAGCAAGCCCGGATGCACAGCGAGCGTACCCAGGCATTCTGAAGGCATTGAATCGGCAATTGCCTCCTGGCGTGCTGCTGCGGCAGCCGCCAGCCAAAGCCGAAGCCAAGTCTGCTGGCATCGTTGCAGTGCTAGATATCTTTGAACTTGCGTTCCGGGAAGTGCAGTTCGCTGAGACTCGAACGACTACGTGGGCCAATGTCTCTGTGAAGCTGCAGGCATCTGCAGCCAAGGCGAGTCCCGTGTTTGCCTCGGGTGTGAACTTGTCCTTCCAGGTCATCAAGAATACAGATGCTTGGGCCGATGACCAGCGGATCGTGACAGGGGCTGTGCTTGTCCCTGATGTGCCGGATCTCACGACGACCAACCCAGACGGCACGCCGACAGGTGCGGAAGGGGATGTCTACAGCGCGGATGAAATCTTGAAGGCTATGTACTGGTGGAGCGAGAACTCTGGGAAGTTCGAGTACCACCATGGGGAGTACGGTGGGGTCGAGCTGACCACAGACGACGTTGTGCTTTTGGAGAACTGGCAGAAGCGCGGGACGGGCACGGTGGGCGACCAAGAAATTCCCGAGGGCACCTGGATGAAGACTGTACGAGTTCTCAATGACAATCTGTGGCGTGACATCCGGTCTGGTGCAATCCGGTCTTGGAGCGTCGGGCTGCGGACCATGGCAGAACTTGAAGCGGTTGAGGTCCCGATCGCGTAGCAGTTCCCGAAAATAAACATTTGGTGCTCAGATCCTAATCATGCAGTATGGGTAGTGATCTGTAGGGAATTTCACATGCAGCTTGCGAAGAAACGAAAGGGCGTGAAGGCCAATACCGTAACACGGATTTACCGTAGGTTGACAGACCTGCGGCCTTACGCAGATGCGTTTGTTACGTACGGGGCAAATGATCGGCCGTTTGCTGCTATCAAGACCGCTGGAGGTAGGGCGATGATCCTGGAACAACTCAAGTCGCTGGGAGCGGACCTGCTCGTTATCATCAAGGCACACGAAGTCGGTGCACCGGATGACGCAGCTGCAGCGCAGATGGAGCAGCAGACGGCGAGGATCGGTTCGGATCTGATGGAGCTTGTGGGCTTCACACAGGCGCCCGAGGGCTCTGTGTCTTCCGGTGCACTGAAGGTCCTCGACGCTTGTGCTGAGTCGCTTCGTCAGCTCGGCGTACGTGCTACGAGTGTGGATGCATCGCTGGCCGATGGCATTGACGACGTACTGAGCACCATGAAGGGCCTGCAGGATGTGTTTAAACAGTACGAAGCCGTGCCCGATGGGGAGGCTGCCCCGGCAGCCGTGCCGGAGCCTGCCGTGGCTGCTGCACCTTCAGCCGTGCCGGAGCCCACTGCCGTCCCGGCAGCCGTGCCGGAGCTTGTACCCGCATCTGGTGCTGCACCAGTCGCTGCCCCGGCAGCCGTGCCGGAGCCCGTTGCCGCGGCCGTACCCGAAGCGCCGGCTGCTAGCGCGGACGCCGTGACGCAGAAAGACCTGGCAAACTTCCAGGTCACGCTGCTGGCATCGGTTCGGGATATGGTAGCAGCGCAGACACCAGCTGTGGCACAGAAGTCTGCCGTGCGGCGTCTGATCCCCACCACGCAGAGGCCGCCGATGCCCGAGGTCCAGAAGGCCGCGCCGGATGCTGATGACACGGTGCTGCACATGGACATGAGCACCGACCCGGATTTCGAGAAGATGCGGACCATGAAGATCCCCGGCGCGTAAGCGGCCGGCCCAAGCAAGAAGGAGCAGAGCGATGCTAGAAAACACGGAGCTTCAGGGCCGGCGTCCGACGTGGGCCCAGAAAGCAGACTTGCTCACAGCGAGCATCACGACCGCAGACGGCAAGCTGCAGGCGGAGCAGCGCAAGAAGTTCATCCTGGTGCCTATCGCCAAGAGTGTGCTTCTGCCGCGTATCCAAAGCGTGACGATCACCAACGAGGACAATAAGTTCCCAGTGATGGGATCGCTCGGTGACCAGGTGTGGCATCCCGGCGTGGAGATGCAGGAGCTGCCCCAGTCCCAGCGTGTGGCCCCGACGTTTCCCAACGCGGTGGAGCTGAAGACCAACGAGTGGATCGCGCAGATCTTCTACCCCGGGTACTTCCTGAAGGCCAACGTCGAAGGCGCGCAGTTCCAGTCCACGCTTCTGGCCTACTTGGGTCTGCACTCGAAGCGCGACATCGAGAACTACGTGCTCAACGGGGACACCAGTTCGACCAACGATCTGCTCGGGCTGCAGGACGGCCTTCGTGCCGGCATGGTGACCAACACCTACGCAGCAGGCGGCGTGTCGATGTCCACCGCGGGCGAGACCATCCTGCGCAACATGATGCTGCAGCTGCCTGAAGAGATCTACGACGACGTCCAGCCGGTCAACGACGGTACGGGACCGAATTCCCCGGGCTGGGCCTTCTACATGACGAGGCCGGTGCGGGAAGCCTGGCGTACTCGACTGCAGGCACGCGGCACGGCCCTGGGCGATGCGAACATCACCGGTCGGGCGCTGGACTACGACGGCATCCCGCTGATCCGTGTCCCGCTGATGCCTGGTACACTTGGCGTGGGTGGCAACGAGTCGCAAATCCTCTACTCGAACCTCAAGGGGTTCCTGTGGGGTGTCCACGAGGACGTGCTGCTGGAGACGGAGTACCACAAGATGACGCGGTCCTTCGGCATGGTCATGTCCATGCGTGTGGGCCAGTCTTGGGGCTACGAGCCGGCCTCCGGCGTGAAGACAACCGGGGTGCTCAATAGCTAGCGACCACGGGGCACCTGGGCGGCTCGCGTCCAGGTGTTTCCTGGCTTTCAGCTGGTAGCTTTGTGCTCCTACTGAGTTAACTCCCTGAGTAAAGGAACTGGACCATGGCAATCACAGTCACCCCTCTCACGTCGCAACAGGGCATGAAAAGCACTTTCCGACCGGAGTTCATGCACGCGGTCACAATTACACTGGACGGCAACTACATCGCCGCTGGCTACGCGCTGCAGACGCTCATGGAGAACGCCCTGGGCATGGGCAAATTTACCACTGTTGCCGCGCAGGAAGCGGACATCAGCGACTACGGCTATCGCATCGCCTACGATGCGGCCAACGACAAGCTCAAGGTCATCGACAACGCGACCAATACGGAGCTGGCTGGTGGGTCGGCGGCCGTGGCCGGCGTTACCGTCGATCTTCTGATCCTGGCCATCTAACCTGTTTGCCGATGTAGGGCTACGGCCTCGCATCGGCGTAGCTGGTCCAGCAAAATAGAAGTGACGATAGGAGCAGAGAGTATGGCATCGCGAACAACAACCGCGCGTCGCAAGTCCAAGAAAATTGGGGGGGCCGTTGCTGCCCACAAGAAGGCAGCCAAGACCGATACGGTCGATACGGTCGATATGGCTGTGGCGGCCGATCCCACAGCAGTGGAAGAGGCCCAGCAGGAACTCGATATGCCTACACCCCCGGTCGTAGCTCGGCCCGAGCCTGGACTCGCACCTGCGCCCGCGGTGGAGACACCCGGCGAAGCAACTGTGACACCGAATGCTGCTGCGTTGCTGGTTCTGTTGCGGGAGCAGCAGGCGACCAACAAGGAGTTGCTTCGCCGGATCGATCAGCATACAGCCAGGTCGGAGCGTCGAGACGTGCAGGAAGTCTCGCAGGCAGTCGAGGCCACCGTGAAACCTGAAGCGGTTCCGGGGCTGCAGGCTGGGTACCTCCGAGCGATTACAGCCGCAGTCACGGACAGTATGAACCCCATGGTTGCGGAGCTGCTGGGGCGCGTACGGACCCTGGAGAGCAAGGCCAAGCCGAAGACGCAGATGGCTGTGTTGCAAGAGCAGCGACCGGATGTGGATCCGAATGTGCTGTACGCACGGCTCAAGCCTATCAACGTGACCCGCGGGTACTTCGCGCGCAACAAGGGCGTCACGTTCCCAGCACATATTGGGGACCGCACGATCAACTTCCAAGGCGGGTCCGGCCGGCCCGGCGACATCCCGCAGTGGGTGGAAGTCTCTGAAGCGCAGGCAAACTACCTGGGGCAGCTGCGGCAGCGTGATGGTGACTATCAATCCCCCGGGGCCTTCGACATCTTGACAGGTGAGGATCGCCTGAAGATCGATCACGGTGAGGAGCAAGACCGCAAGGCCCGGGTCACCTGAGCGGGGACAACGCCAGCGACATGGCAGCCATTCGTGCGCGCAGTATCAATGCGCACAACAAGACGCCGGCTGACCCGATGCCCATGCCGGACGCGACACCGTCTATCCTGCCAGGCGCTAGGAAGCACCTGCCTGCACCGCTGTCTGGGCGCGCTGCCGCACTGACGGAGCCGGCACCTGAGCGGCTTGCAGCACCCGTGGACATGGCAGACGAAGCGGCCCGGTTGGATCCGCAGTTCCTGGCGGATGCTGACGCCATGCGGACCAAAGCGGTCAACGCGCTGGGGAGTGGGCATATGCGGGGTACCACACGTGCAGCATTCAATGCGCAGGGCGGGCGTCTTGACTTCGATAAGCGCGCCCGGGGCGAGTAGTCCAGCGCATGGCCGGTTTTGCACCACGTAGCCACCGGGATGTCACCTACTCTGGTGATACCGTCGTTGTGCGCTGCTTTGATTTGTCGGTCTATCTGTACCACCGGGCACGGCAGCGTGATAGTAAGCTGAGTGTCCGTCTGACTGTAGCTTCGCTTGCGCGTCCAGGGCTTTACGACATCACATTCCAGGATCCCGAGCGGGAAGTTCCTGGGCTCGTCGATGCCTTCTATAACTCCGATGATTGTGGTATCCTGGATGCGCAACGCCGGCTGAAGCAGTGGGTCAAAGCAGCCCCCCAGTGAGCACCGGCAGGAAGGTGCCAGTCTCATGTTCGGAATCGCGCAGGGTGAAGCGTCCAGTCTCGCCCACCCAACGCTTCAGCTGTTCGTACGTGCTGGCGGGTTTCTGACGGACCTGGTCGCCGGTACCTACCAAATCCAGGACATTCATAATCCCGCAGTGGCGCCCGTTACTGTTGTAGCTCCGACAGCCCTGACCGCAGCGGATACCGTGGCTACAGGCGTGTACGCGCTCACGACAGGCAATACGGCTGCCTGGCGGTTGGGTACGCACCGGGTCGTATGCAGATACCAGTTGTCTGTTGGCGGCGCCGAAGCCGTGCAGGTTGTGGAGTTCGAAGTCTTGGACTCCGGGGATTTTGTAGTGGGCCAGAGCTACGTGGGGTACGTCTCTACACGGCGTATGTACCAGGATGAGTTTGTGGGTCCAGCAGTTCTGCCTGCAACATTGCATCGACTGATCATGCAAGCATCGCGGCAAATCGAAGTATGGACCGGCCGCTGGTTTCATCCGCGGTATGTGCAAGCCCACCTGCGTGAGCCACGAGAGTCGCACATTTTAAGCCTGGATGCGCCCATCGTTGCCATAGGGTCTGTGGAGTCATCGCAGATCGGTGGAGATGGGAGCGAGACGCTGTCGGCCTACCAGCTGCCAGAAATCCTGGTATACAACCGGCACCTGGACGGTGCACCATATGCGGACCAGGACAATCCGAAGCTGGTACGCATACCGGCTGGCTGGAGCCGTGGTTGGCAAAGCATTCGTGTGTCTGGTGTCTTTGGGTATACCGAAGCGGACCAAGACCCAAGTAGCCTGCGAACGTTGTTGGGACACACCCCGGAAGATATTGGGCAGGTCGTGGCCACCCTGACGACACGGTACCTGAGTAGCGCAGGACAGATTAGTCATCAGGCGCTAGGTCTCATCAAGAAGTGGCGTACCGCGGACCAGACCGCGGAGTTCTTTGACAGCCGAGCTGGGGGCGGGGGTGGGAGCGGGGGTGCCACAATGTCGGGTGACCCTGCAATTGATATTGTGCTGACCAAGTACATGCGGCCGGTCACGATCTGCTCGGTCGGAGATAGCACTTGGGACGTATCTGCATCTGTAGAGTTCAAGCCCTAGCGATTGGCCAGGAACGCATCGCATGGAATACAGTGGAGCAAACATCCGCGTGCCGTTGCTCGACCCGGTAGACGCTGTTATCAGCCGGCTGGACATCCAAGCGACGCAGAATGCAAACCCTGTGGGGCCGGCCACGTCTGGGTATGATCGGCACTTGCGTGAGCCAGTGATCTCTCGAACTGCTGGTGGCATACGGCAGGTGGCTACGCAGTACATGGCACAAATTCGAGTGCCTTGCCAGGTCAAGGTCTTGACGGATGATGAGCTGTCCATGATCGGGGATGGCAACGCGCCTATGAGCCGTCGTGTTCTGGTCATGCATCGCGGCCACTTGGAGACTCTGGGACTGCTACGCACGAGCGGCGATTGCGTCTTGAAGACTGGAGACCGTCTGGACCGTATGGAGAAACGGAGGTTAGGTTTGGCCATCGAGACGTTCATCAAGCCGCTTTTCGTTTTCGAGGTGGCCGCACGCGGTTGGGGTATGGGGCCGGCTGGCCGTGATCTGGTCTTCGTGACCTTGATGCATCGCAACCCCGTGGTCTGATGGCGGGCCGCTACCTGAAAATTGCAGACCGGCAGATGTCTGGGTTTATCGGGCTGCTCGATGACATGATCCGTGGGGGAGCGGACTTGAAACAATTGCATCGTCGAGAGGCTCTGAAGCTTGCGTACCGTCTTGGGGCTGTGGTTCGCGCGCGCTACCGAAGCCAGGATGTAGGCACGAAAGGCATGAGCCGCAAGGTCCAGACTGAGGGGAAAGACCAGGGCCACGTTAACCCCGCAAAGCGTCCATTAGCTCCCAAGGAGCGCGGGTTGGAGTTGCTGGCGCAGGCTGTAGAGGTGCGTAAGCACGCAGGCGGTGCGGCATATTTGGTCTGCATCAACCCCACGGCACAGCACCCCACACGCGGTGTACCCCTGACCACGATTGCACAGTGGGTTGAACGTCCCAGCGTCGTTGTCATCCGGCGCACGCTGCGCTCTATGGTATACATGAAGCTCCTGCGTGAAGGCAAGGCTGGGTATGGACGGAAGGCCACAAAGCGTACCATTCCAGTAGACAAGGTTATTGCAGCACCAGTGATCTGGCGGCCAAAGGGTAGGTCGGTTTGGCTCTACGTCATGCGGGAGCTGAACAAAGACCCGCGATTGCTCCCTGCCATGGCAAAGGAGATTGTCAATTCCATTGGGCGTGTAGCGCTCCGGCGCGGTGCCACGCTGCGAAAGAGGTAGCATTACGATGTCTGTACCGACTCTGGTGTCTGTGTCTCCCGCAAGCGGGCCCGCCTCTGGTGGCAACATCGTAGTGCTCACTGGCTACAAGTTTGCCACGCCCACATTGCAGATCAATGTCCCTACGCTTGCATTGGCGCCTACCGTGGCTGTATCCTTCAATGGCATACGATCCGCTGCAGCACAAGCTTCTGCGGACTCAGCTATTCGGGCCGTCGTGCCTCGATACTTGGGAGACGCGTTTGCGCAGAGCCACGCGCCCGTGGACGTGGTTGTGCAGAACTTGGATAGCGCGGGGGCTGCCATTCCTGGGGAGATCAGCACGCTCACGGGTGCGTACACCTATATGCGGCATGCATCGATTCCTGCGGAGGGGGGCACGCAGCATTACGACCCGTTGGCTGCTGTAGCAGTGCAACTACTTGACAGGTTGGCGCGCGAGGTACTTCCTAGGGTTGCCTGGTCGTCTGATGTGGACTACGGAGACTATGGGGTCGTACAGCATATTGCGCATTCCGAGGTACCGTCCATCCAAGTTGATTTGAGCTTCCCGTTGGACTCCGAGTACGCTGGGCATGATGCGGGCTACGAGGTGGATGACGCAGGCGATATATATCGGGGATTCAGGACGCACCGGATTGATGCGAGGATCTCTTGCATTGGCGATGGCAAGGTCGAGGCTTTGGGTTTGGCGCAGTCTATCCATGATGCGTTTACTCTCGATCCCTGGATCGTATTGCCCACAGAATTGGCCTTTGCGGACGACGCGGGCCGTCATGCTGTGGATTTAGCAACAGATATCAGCTTGCTTCGAAACGGTGCAGATGCCGGCATCAAAGTGGCTGAAACGCGCTTGCGAGTTCGGGGCATTCGCTGCGTACCTGGTGTTGCCGTAGCGCATGTCAAGCGCGCAGCGTTTGCGCATCTGTACACACAGAAGTTGCACGCTGGCAGTCCTGGCCGTATTCAGATTATGCCGTAAGCCTTATGAATTCTCTTGGCGCGTGGTTCTAAGTTAGGTACTCTCACGTTGGAGGTAGCACCGATGGTTATTGTAGAAAACCGGAGTAACGCCCCGGTAGTTCTTGAGCTGACGCACGATGTGGTATGCAGCCGTACCGGCGCGTGCACATGCGAAACGGTCTACAATCCGGCAGAACCTAAGCCGGTGCCGAAGCGCAAGCACCATACCATTCGGATTCTTCCTGGCAGCTGCGCTCGCAGTGTCCCTACGGCAGCAAAGTTGCTCCCGCAAGTGATCGATGGCATCCATGCCGGCGTGCTTGCAGTTCGTGATGCGCCTGCGCAGGTTGAAGAGCTGCGCTAGCAGCCCTGCAAGGTCGCACTTGACTGAGTTTTCTGTCTGACAAAGCGAGGGCATCATGGCGCAAGGCGCTCCGAGCATCGAACACAAGACGATCCCCCCTTCCGCACTACTACTGCCTGTCATCGACAAGGACGTGGTGTGCATGGTGGGCGTGACCGACTGGGGCCCCTTCCCTGGTGTGGACATCGAAGGTCCGCAGGACGTCGTGGGTTGGGAGGAGTGGACGCGCTTGTGTGGCGGGCACATGGCGAACTACCCGACCACGCTGCACGCGTACTACCACTTCAAGAGCGGGACGCGGAAGATCCTGTTCTCCCGCTGCGCTGAATTCGATGGCAGCGGGTACCCGATCAGTGCGTCGCGTGCAGTGCGGACGGAGTCCACGGCAGGTACCACGGCTGTGGACGGGCAAGTCGTCGGCACGGTGGTAGCACCGTTTGCGCTCAGTAACGGGGATACGCTGGTCCTGAGCCTCGACGGTGCGCCGTTGCTTCCAGCGATCACCTCTGCGTGCGCAGCGGCATCATTGACGTCCACGCCGCAGGCGACTTTCGCGTTGACGGACGGCGTGACATTGCAGATTTCGGTCTGTGGCGGCGTGACGCAGACCGTGACGTTCCGAGCTGCCAGCTTCGTGGACATTGGAGCCGCCACGGCTGCAGAGATCGCGGCAGTCATCCAGGCCCAGGTCAAGGGTGTGACTGCAGCTGCCGCGACGACCACTGTGGTGATCACCACAACGCAGCAGGGTACAGGCGCGTCGTTGAACATCGTGGAGACTGGCGGCGGTATCTACGGCACCGACGCCAACACAGAGCTGCAGTTCCCTGTGGCAACCACAGTCGGCACGGGCGATTGCATCAATCATATGTCTGTGACCACCGCGGAAGTCAAGGCATGGGCCGAGGCCGCGATTGGTGGATTCACCGTGTCTGACCAGCGTGGGTACTTGGTGATTGCCACGGATATGGCTGGAGCAGCCGGTGCCATCCGGGTCTCGTACGTCTCGACGATGGACAGCAAACTGGGGCTGGACAACGCGGCACACGTGGGCAACAACGGGATCGCGACGGCAACTTTGGAGGTCCAGGGGCGGTGGATGGGCACACGCGGCAACGAGGTGTCCCGTGTGGTTCAGAATGCGTCTGACGGCAACACAGAGCGCTTCGACCTGGTCATCTACCATAGCTCATCGAGCCAGTATCAGGAGAACTACAAGAATCTGAGCATGGACTCCAAATCGACGCGGTACGCACCGGATGTGGTGAATACCGGAGCAGATGGGGACCAGGCCAGTGACTGGGTGCGGGTCTACGACAAGGACGCGCCGGGGTCCACGCTGGCACGGCGGCCGGCCAATGGTACAGCGGCATACCTTCTCGGTGGGGCAAATGGCGTGTCGGGAATTGATTCTTCCGACTTCGTTGGGTCTTCGGCAGTGGGCAACGGCCTGTATGCATTCAATCAGGTGTTCGATGGTGATATCCTGGTGTGCCCGGAGGACCAGAGTTCCACTTTCCAGAACGATGCAGTCGAATACTGCGACGAGATCAAATCGGGCTTGCTCACCTTCGTGTCCGAGACGTCTGTGGGGATGCGCAAGGCATCCGTAGCGGCGTTGGCACAGAACCTCACGGCATCTGAGGCACGTACAGGTACGTACTGGCCGTGGGTCTACGTGGCCAACCCGAGCAAGACGGTCTACGGGCAGGATGATAAGATCTTGATGGCGCCGAGTCCGACTGTCGTGGGCCGTATGGTCACCAACACGGAGCTAGACGGTGCCAGCGACGGCCAGCATGTCTGGCGCCAGCCTGTCAATCAGCGTTGGGGGTACCTGGATTGGGTCGTGGGGCTGGAGACGGGCACGTCCAACGACAAAGAGAACGTACGGGACTACCTTGCCGCCTACAAGGTGAACTGCCTGGTTTCGGGCACACGTTCGGTGGAGAACGACTTCGCCGTATGGATCGACGACACACAGGCCGGCAAGCGGTCTGGCAACTTCCGGTCGGTTGGAGAGATCCGGGGCATCGCGTGGCTGCGCAAGCAGATCGAAGCCTTCTTCATGGTCCGGCATAGCCAGAACATGACCGAAGACTGGCGACAGGACAATGAAGATGCAGTGGACACGCTGCTCGCGCAGGAAACAGCACGGGGCGTGTTTGCATCCAAGAACCCGGCACTGGCCTACTACGTTGATGGCGACGTCAAGGGCGTGGGCATCAACAACGCCCTGGTTCAGGAGTCCGAGAGCTACAACATCGTAGTGGCTCCGGCAACGGCACGGCCGGGCAGGTTCATCAGCATCTGGGTGACACGGGATGACCGCGGTATCCGGTCGGCCATTGCCAAGCTCAAGGGCGGTGGTGCTGCGTAGGCATAGGGGCTGCAGGGTTTAGGGCAGCAAGGTGCTGCTGGTGGCAGAGGTCAGTTAACTAAGAGGGCAAAGGCAGATGGCCAGCAAAGCACGCACCCGGGAACTCTTCATCACGAAGTACTTCACGGTCCATGATGCGTCAGGGACGTTCCTGAGCACGAAGTTCAACAAAGCTACAGGGATCGAACGCACTATCGCTATCGCGGAATACAGCGAGGGCGGTGCGCATGCACCCATGAAGGAGCCGGGCGGGGTGTCATTCGGCAACGTGACGCTGGCCAAAGGCACAAGCACGACCAACAGCGACTTCTATAAGTATTGTGAGCTGTCCAACAACATGCTGGCCAATCTGCCGGAGGGATCAGGCGAGTTGGCGTTGAACTTGCTGCGTGACTTCCGTGTGACGCAGCGGGACCGGAAGCAGCAAGCGCGGATCCACCACTACCTCATTGGTGCACTGCCGACACGGCATATGGAAGCCACGTTCGACAATGACAGCGATGAGGTGCAGATCGAGGAGCTGGAACTGTCCATACACTTCGGGTATCGCAAGATCGCATAGTCCGGTTTTGCGCAGTAGCGACCTGCAAGTTCCAAGGGGGATGTCATGACAGATAGAGGAGACGACTGATGCTTATTACCTGCCCATCCGGGCTGAAGTTCGAAGCCCGCCCCTGGACCAACCGTGACCGCGCAGCCCTTGTGGATCGGGGTAGCACCGCGGGGTTGAAAGATACGCAGAAGTTCATGCTGATGCAGGCATGCTCCGACAATACCACCAGGGAGCCGAAGTATTTCTGCATCGATCCCGGGCCGTACGGATCCGTTGCCGGCTCGTCTGTAGACTGGGACGATGTGACGCTGGCAGACATCACGACGGCGCTGATCGAGATCCGGCGTGTGAGCATCCCGGAGTTCTCCCCGGATTGCAACTGCACCCGTTGCGGCGCGCTGCTTTCCAATCTGGTACTGGACCTGGCCGAGGTGTTGGAGGATGGCAGCGCTGCCGCGCTTGGCAGTACCCCTGCGCGTAAAGAGGCTCTCGAAGCGATCAAGAACCACACGCCCGTGGTGCTGGAGCCGTATCCGTACATCACGGGTGAAGGCCGTGTCGAGATCACGTTCGCACGAGGACGCGATGCCGAGAAGATCGCGCGCATCGCGGAAGACCCGAGCTACAGTAGCCCATTGATTCAGCCACTGGTCCATCTGGCGGCATCGATCAGCAAGTTGGTCTTGCCTGACGATACGGAAGTGTCAGCGACGGCCGGCATCGTTGACGTGCTGATCGACGAGACCGTAGACTTCGTGGACACACTCAAGTATGTGATCGATGAGCTGGAAGGCGGCGTAGACACGGTTGTGCGCTTTACCTGTGACAAGTGCAACAGTGAGCAGGAGATGATCCTCCCTTTGGGCCTCAAGTTCTTTGGTCTCGACCCGGCCGAGAGCAGGCGGCGCTACTCGGGTGGCTCACGGGTCTCCCGGTATCTCAAAAAGCCTGGGAACGCATAATCTACGTACTCCTGAGCCAGATACACAAACTTCCTAGCCTGAATCTGAGCTACCAGGATATACTGGACATGCCTATCTGGCTCACAGACAAGCTGAGTGTTAGGCTGGCGCGCGACCGCGAGGTCATGATCGACGCGCTCAAAGGCGGGGGAAAGAGCTTGTAAGGAGCGTCGCGCATGGGCTTCGGTGCAATCGCGGAGTTTACCAGCCAAGTCGTTATCGGTGTCAAGGGCGGGGATGCGGCCAAGCGCAATTTGCTGAAGGTCCAAGGCGCAGCCACAAAGACCAAGAAGGCCACTGACGAGCTGGCAGGCTCCCTACCCGATCTGGCTGGTGCATTCACGGGCTTGATGGTGGTCAAGAACATCATCCAGATCTTCACCAGCTTCTACGATGCCACGTCCAAACTCGAAATGTCCATGAATCGGCTGAAGATCCTGACCAACGCACAAGGGGCAGACCTGGAGCGCTACCGACGCAAAGCGTTCGAGGTGGCCAAGGTACTGCCGTTCGACCCGGTCGAGATTTCCAATGGGCTGGCCGTACTGACCCAGGCCATGGGCTCTGGCACAGACGCCATGGCGGCCATGGGCAATGCTGCGACGCTGGCTGCGTTGAGCTTCGACAAGTTATCTTTGGAGCGCACCAGCCAGATGGTAGGTGAGATGGCGCGTGCGTTCGGCATGTCAGGGACTGAGGCAGCGACAGCGTCTGCCAAGATCTTCGCTGCGGCCAAGGCTTCTGGGCAGACTGTGGAAGTATTCGACCAGACGCTCGGTCGGCTGTCAATGGCCGCGCTCCGAGGAGGCCAGAGCTTCGATGAGATGCTCACTGCGCTTGCTATGCTCAAGCGCATCGAGCCGTCGTCCAAGCGTGCAGTCCAGGGCTTGATCCGTGCCATGGGTGAGATGGGCAAAGACAAGTTCATGGACACTATGAAGTCGTTTGGTATCCAGACCAAGCGGGCATCTGGAGAGATTCGCAAGTTCCGGGACATTATGATTGATCTGCACCAGCTCAATCAAGAGCGTGGTGGCGTACTGGCTCAGGAAGCTTTGGGCGGTGCACGTGAGCGCACCATGAAGACGTTGTTGCCCCTACTGCAAGTCATGGACCAGGGCATGCGGACCATGGAAGGTGCCACCGTCCGTGGTGCGGATGCGTGGAACTACTTTGATGAAAAGCTCGCTAATGCTGATGCGACTATGGCACAGGCTCAGCGAGACAATCTCGACACCACGACCATGAAGATGCGCATCCTCGGGGATGCCGTGATGAAAACTAAGATTGCTTTTGGCGAGCTGTCCATGGACGCTCTTCGTGGCTTCGCGCGTATGGCGACCCCGGTACTAGAATATCTCTCTGAGATGTCCGATACGACCAAGTACCTGGTGAAGGGCCTGATGCTCCTGGCCGGCGGCCGCGGGGCCCTGTGGCTGCTGTTTGCATCATTGCAGGGTATATGGCGCATCTTGGGCGTGGTGAACTGCAATCTCTCCATAGGCGCTACGTCGATGGGTCGGTACGCTGTTGCGGCCACAGCAGGTTGGCGTGCTTCCGCAGCAGCAGAACTGACCATGCTCAAGATGAGCTATGCAGCCATGGGTGCTGCTCGGGCTACGGGCGTGGTCACACTGCAGACCATCCAGCTCGGTAGAGCCCAGATAGCCCTGACGTATACCATGCATGCAGCCAAGGCTGGCTTTGCTGCAATCGTGTCTGGTGCGAAGTCGGTTGCGAAGAGCTTGGTCGTTGTGATTGGGCTTATGGAAGCTATGGAGCTGCTGGCTAATCCAACGGCATGGTCTGACAAAATAAGCGCTTATGCCGCTGCAATGGGCCAGTCCTTGTCCCATGCGGTCAATAGCAGGATCCCAGACCTAAGCATCGCTGAAGCCAAGACGTTTGCGGCTGCGTATCGCAAAGAGTTCGACGAAAGCATTTTGTTTGGTGGCAAAGACTTGGATGGAAAGAAATCTAAGTGGATGGCTCAGTACCTCCAGAACCTGACGGCACAGCGTGCGTTGCTGAAGCACCAAGAAAAGATTCAAGAGATGTTCAAGCGGAATAATATCTCTGCCAAGGAGTGGGCTCGGATGCAGAAAGCTGCAGCACGCGAGCTGTATTCTGCGATGCAGTTCGGCACGAAGAAATTCAATGCCGTCCTGGATCGGATTGCGGGGCTGAATAGCTACGAGTTTGATGTAGTCAAGACTGGCCGCCTGCAGAAAGTCCGCTCGCACATGGCAAAGGTGTCGTCTACAGCAAACGCACCGGACGACCGCCGCGGGGCTAGCAATTCCGTAGCGATGATCGATGCATCCATGAAGATCTTGGAGAAGTACGCTACGGGTAACGCGACCCCGGACGAGCTTACCAAGATGCAGTCGATGCTGTCTGTGGTCGGCACCTACGGGCGATTCCATGCCAAGCACACAGGGGACAAAGGCTTCCAGGAAGTCATGAAGCGCGCCATGGAAGACGTCATCAATCCGTTGTCTAACGTGGGCTCCGCGAAGAACATCGAAGCCATGAACGTCATTTCCCGTATGCGACGTGGTAGCACAGGAGAGATGCGAGAGCGTGGTGTCTTCGGCCGCTCTTGGGACCCGGCAACGGGTCGATACCCCGGGGGCAACGGGGACATCTTCAGTGACGCACATGCAGCGGGTATTGCTGCCCAGGGTGGCCGGTCACAACCCACTGTCGAAACCGGGCTAGCTGCTATGCTGGCCGGCCAGGGTGGTGGCACGGGACAAGATGTCAACACACGTGCGTTGCGCTTAGGGTCTACAATCAGGTCCAGCGTCATTGAAGCTGCGAAGGAACTCCGGCTTGGGAAGTTCGAGATCATGCGCAATAGCGGCGGGTTGACAGGTCGGGGTGGTGCTGGTACTGGGAGGGATATCTACAACGGTGGTCTCATCTCTGATGGGCTTGGGGAGCTGTAATGCCGTCAAGAATGCCAGCCAGCCGCGTGCAAGTCCAGGGTGACCCTACGAACCCGTGCTACGCCGATCCTGCGCATAGGTTGGTCTTTTACAACAAGTCGAGGCCGCTAGACTACCTACGCGTGCAGTTCAATCCGCAGTCGTGGGAGCTGTCTGGCGGCGTAAATATCGGCGTGTTGGCTCCTATAGGCCACAGCAGTTCGGTATTGCAATATGGTGCAACGAAGCACGACGAAGTGTCGCTGGACCTGCACTTTTCCGCGTGGGAAGCGTATATACGTGGTACTCGATTTCAAGGGGCTCAAGGCGTTGTTCCAGTAGAATACATGCGCCGGTGGCTTATGTCGTTCAAACACGCACCGGCACTGGGCCGTGCGCCAGACCACCTCGTCGTCACTTGGCCAAAAATCGCTGTGCGCGAGGTCGTAGTGCAAGGTGTGTCAGAAGTTGTGCGGCGCTTGGACCGTAAATCAAACGTGCGGATTCTCACAATGCGGTTGGATCTGCTGGTCTATATAGAACAGTTCATTACTTCCGGGGCTTGGCGCAAGGACAATGTCATGTTTCGGCGTCCAGGGTCCCCCGGGGGTCTCGGGCCTTGGTCCAGCACAGGTGGCAAGTAAACTATGGCACAAGACACCGCGAGTGTAGCAGGGATTGAGCTATATGGCCTTGAAGTCCATGGAGAGCTGTATCAAGACGAGAGCACAGGGCAAGTGTTCGTGTCGCTCCCGGAGCGCCTCAAGTTCTCTGACAGAATGGATACCTACGAGTACGTTTGCCGCGGTGGTGAACGGTTGGTGAGTATCGCGGCCGCTGTCTACAAGGATGCTGCACCCGCAGGTTATACCCCGGCAGACTGTTGGGAGATCTTGGCCCAGTTTCAGCCCACGCCCATCCTACGTCCTGCAGCCATGCTTGGTACAGGACAGATCATCTATTGTCCATCCGTGGACTGCATCAACGAATTTCTTGGTGACAGCCTGCGCGAGCTTGATCCGGCGTTGATCCCATGAGCGGTAAATCCCGGAGCGTTAAGAGCGCAGACTTCAATACCTGGAATCGTTGGGTACAATTTGACGTGGGGCACGGTGGTGTCCCAGCGTCAATGCTTCGTGCTCGGCTACTCCAGCTCGTTTACGTAGACCGGATCACACAGTTTGACCACCTGGAGCTGCAGCTCGATAATCGGGACGGCATGCTCACTCGGATCGAGACGCTTGCGCTCGGTATGGTGGTGAGCGTGAAGATCGGTTATGTGAACGGAACCACGCTCTGGAAGAGCTTCATCATCAATAGGCTACGCGGCGGGGTAGGAGTTTACGGACGGGACAACGCACCTGTAGGTGAATCTGAGAGCGTCATCACGTACTTTGGTCGTAACCGAAATGCACCAGGCGGCCGGCCCAGCCGCCCATGGAGTAAACGAGGTCGGAGCCGGTACACAAACAAGGGGAAGCCCAGAAAGCCCAAAAAGTCGTGTCCTGCGACATCGGATGTCATGGGTGAAGAGGCTTCGCTCAAGCAGCGCAACCCCGCCACGATCAAAGGGCCCACAACGGCGCACATTGTACGGCTCGTGGCGCAACGTATGGGGTTCACGGGCGGGCGGGCAATCGTACAACCAACCCATGACGTCACAGAGCAACTTGTCATCCCCAATACTGTTACAGACTTGGTGTACTTGCAGGAGCTTGCAAACGTCTTTGGGTTTATCTGCAAAGTTGAACAGGGTACATTCCATTGGCATGCGCCGAACTGGAGCGGGCAGGCACAGGCGCTGGTATGCACGCTGCGGTATGGGTCAGACCGGGAAGTGCTCAGCGTGGAAATCGACGCGGACTTTCGGCTTCCTATGCCATCCAAGGTCAAGGCACGCGGCTATGATCCCGTACTGAACATTGGCATCTCTGAGGATGTCAAGTCCGATGAAAACAGGTTAAACCCGGCAGTTGCAGGCGGGCTAGTTCAGACTGTCATGAGATCGGCTGAGGCGGCCAAGAACCTGCAGCTGGAGTATACTGGGCAAGTCACGGGCAGCCGGGGGTTTGCGCAGGCAAAGGCGCAGCGCAGGTTCATCCAAGCAAACTGGAATGCCTTTCAGCTCAATGTGAAGACTGTAGGTAATCCGGCCTTGCTAGCCGGGCGGCTTATAGGTATGACAGGTACGGGTTCGCCGCTGGTAGACGGTATTTGGCGTATCGCAGAGGCCCGACATATTATTGACGCCAATACGTACACCTGCGAATTGAAGCTCAAGCACGTAGGTAAGGCTGCAGTTGCCAACGGTTCGATCCGCATCGGGTTGGCTGAAGACGTCAAGAGCGACATGAACCGGCGCCAGCCCGCTGTTGGCGGGGGTCTCATTGAAATGAAGACTCGAAAGGTGCAAGGCGTGAGCCTGCGTAAAAAATAGAAGGAACGCATATGCCCCAGCAACGCATTGACGCCCCAGTAGAAGCCCTTCGAATCCAAGGTGTGGACCCCCGTGGGCTTGGGCGCATTCGTATCCGTGTACCCGGTACATTTGATGCTGGTTGGCATAACTGGGTCTACCCGATGTGGCCGGGCAGTGGTGGTACGGATGGCACGGGATCACGTATGGCGCCGCCACCCGTAGGTGCCAAAGTTATCGTATGGTTTATCCGCGGGGACTGCATGTCTCCGTCTGCACGTGCCGTGTACCTGGGCCATATGTACGGGGAGGACTCCGAAGGCGTGGATGCCGGTCCGACTCTTGCGGCGGAAGCTGCAACGCCGGAGAAGCGTGAGCAACGTACAGTGCTGTGGGAGTCGAAGCGGATACGTGTAGGTGTCATAGCCGAGAAAGGCGACCACAGGTTCATCATAGAGGAGAAGGATGGGTCTGGATCGAAGATCGAGCTGGATGTGACAGCGGATAATGGCAACTCTGTGTCGCTACGGCTCGAAGCACGCACTGCTGTTGAGATCTATAGCCCAGGCGCGATTGACGTCAAAGCTGATGGGTCACTCACGTTGCAAGGCCGTACCGTAGATGCATCACGTACCGGAGGGATTTAGCAATGGCCTATATCTCATTCGTCTGTGCCAACCGGGAACTGCCCAGTGTCGAACCGATCAAGATCCCCAACTTTGGAGAGTTCCTTCCTGCCTACGGGCCTCTGGGTCATATCCCAGATGCATCAGAGGTGCTGGCGTTGCTCAAGGATAAAGTCGCGCTGGCCATGGCCCCAACCAAATGGGTTATGCAGCTCCTGGGCGTTGTACAAGCCCTTCAAAACTGCTTCAAAGCCATCCCGGATGCAATCACGCAGGTAAGCGCCAAACCTGTGTACAAGTGTATTGAGGAACTAAACAAAGCGATTGGGGGGCTCGTGAACTTCTTTCCTCCATTTCAGTACGTGCCCACGTTCGTGAGTCTCGTGCGCTATGTCATGAATCTAATCGCAACCAGCGTGCTTTACTTCCAACGGTTGGATGCACGCATCGCGCAACTTATCAATTCCTACACCATGGCATTGCAGTACCAAGACCAAAAGCTCATGGACTTCGCCAATTGCGGCTCCAATGAGATGATCCCGCAAGTCACCTCTGCCATGGAGTTGTTGCTCTTTGCCATGCCGATACTGTCCGCGCTGCTGGACATGATGATCAAGTTCTACCCCAACCTAGCCTTGGATATACTCAAGACTGCCATTGACGCAACAGTTGTTTGGCTGGCCAAGGGCATCCTGCTGCTCAAAACGATCACGCCGCGTACACAGATATCCGTGGTGCATCCGCCTACGAAGCCGCCCGCCCCGCAATTCGACCCGCTCCCCATAATGAGCACAGTGAGCAAGGGCGCATCGGCCGCGGGCCATGTGCTCTGCGCATTGCCGCCCCTGGGCGTGCTTGTCGAGGGCATAACATGCTTCCACAACTTGCTCGTGCCCGCGTACAACTTCGCTGCGCCCATCGCTGGCGGAAGCGGTACTGCATCCAAGTTAAAGGTTGTCACTTTCGTTTACTTGTAGGATCATACGATATGGCAAGTCGAGCAGAAATACATAACAGCGTATGGCCCCTGAGACGGGAGGGTCGCAGCTGGAGGCTTGCGCAGCGACAAGAGCGCACAGAATCTGCAATCCGGCACTTCATCAGGACACCCAAGAGCGCATTGTACCACCACCCTGACTACGGTACGCTGCTTTACCAGATGCAAGGCCAGGCGGCATCTGCGGATGGCTTCCATGCAGTCATCGAGACCGACCTGCTTTTGGGCCTGCCCAAGTACATCCCAGACATTGTCGTGCACAGCGTGGACATTGCAGCGGATGCAACGGACTCAACAGGCGAGTCGTGGAGTATCGGCATAACGTGGGACTACGCAGCTGCGTCTTCCATGGTGTCTATGGTCATGTTCCAGGAAATGCGAAGGGAACCACGCAGGACTATGGTCAGCGCGTAGCTGGCAAGGAAAGCAATCAATGAGCGCTCCCCTGCTACCGCAGACTGTACTGGATCTCACGGACATCACACGTGACGGGCTCGATGCGCGCTTGATCGATTTGTTTGTGCAGGCCAACCCGGGGCTCGCGGACCCGACAGCCAACCACCCAGAGAACCTGCTGCGCGAGGGCATGGCGTTTCTGGGCCACCTGCTTCACGCATCGTGGAACGAAGAGGCACGGCAGCACTATTGGGCTACAGTCACCGACAGGTTGGCTGCCATTCGTCTTGGCACCCCATTTGGGTTCGAGTTGCACGCGAACCGTGCAGCTTCGTTGTCTGGGGAATTTTACCTTCCGAGCAGCGCGGTGGCTACGCAGATCGTCTCTTTGTCCGGTGACGACATAACAAGCCCTACGCCTGAGTCCGGCGTTCGGGTGCAAGCAGGCCAGACCGTCTTCCGTCTGCCCAGCGCAGCTACTATCGCAGTTGGCGCGAATGGTACTGGGGCAGTCGCGCTTATGCAATCCGAGCTGGCCCGGAGCCTGGTAACGTCCGATGGCCAGGCGCACCAAGCGTTTCGCTTGAGCCAAGCGCCGTACGTGGATGGCACGATTGAAGTCCTGGCAGCCAATGGTGCGTACACACGGATTAACGTCGATACCGGATTGGTCTGGGAGACGTTCCTGGAGATGGGCCCGTCTGATCGTGGGTACATGTTTGCCGTGGACCAGGACGGCTACCCTTGGGTGTTTTTTGGGAACTCCATTCACGGCGCAATCCCGCAGGGCGTGATCACTGCGGACTACGAAGTTGGCGGCGGCGCTGATGGTGGGGTAGACGCGGCTGCATCCTGGAATATTCTCGATCCGTCCAAGATCACAGACGCGACAGGTCAGCCCGCAACGGTGCTGTTCAGAAATACCGCAGGATCTTCCGGGGGTTCAGACGCCATGTCGGTGGAAGAAGCACGCGTTGCTGGGCCACTGGCGTACCGGACACGGCGACGCATTGTCAACGAAGACGACGCGACTACTGTAGCCGCAAGCGTGGCTGGCATCGCACGGGCGGGCTGTTTGACATCCAATTTCGATGCTATCGTACCCGAAGATCACTTCTGGGTGGTACTTGTAGCCTACGGAAGCGCCTACGGCAAAAACCAGCCCTACCCTCCGGCCTCGCCGTCTGCTGCGCAGATCGCTGAAATCCAGCAGATGGTCAACCCAGGTGGCGCGTGCGCAGCCGTTATGGGCCTGGTAGCCACAGTGAAGGCCGCTACACTGGAGACCATCAACATCCAAGCAACCATTGCGCTCGATGGCAGCGCATCCGCAGCAGATACGGAGACCGCAGTGCTCGCGGCCCTACGACGGCTGTTTGCAGTTGCGGATGAAAACAAGCAGCAGAACCCCGATGTGGATTTCGGCTATCGTCTTCTCAGCCCGGATGGCGTAACCCCGGACTACAAAATCCACTGGTCCTCGGTCCTCATCGCTATTGCTGGGTCCGCTGGCGTGCTAGAGGTTGTTCCTGGCGCAGCAAGCTTGTTGCTCGGCGGGGTTCAAGACTCGTACACGCTGCAACCCCGGGCGTTTCCATTGCTGGGTACTGTCACGCTCATTGATAGTACGACGGGGCAAACGATCTGATGGGGCAGCTTCAAAATCCCAGCTTTGCAGACCCCGGTGTCGTCATTGGCACGGCGCGGCATTGGTCTGAAGCGCAAGCAAACTCGACGGTCGTGTATGACAGCGATACCGCCACGGAAGCAGGTACGCCTGGAGCAGAAGATATCGCGGTATTCGATGCCGGAGATGGAAACCCACCGTATGAAGCGTTTGCTGGTGGCTGGGAAGGAAACCACGACAGCGTCCTGGTGCTTCTACCGGCCCACTTGCTGTCTGCATTGTTCGAAGTCCGTACACGTGTAGTGGAAGACTTTGAATATTCTTGGGTCGCAGACGCGCTGGTGGGTCCACCCTGGAATCATCAAGGCAACGGGTCCGTGGTATTCTCTTCGGGTATGCTGGTCGCTGCAGCTTTCACGCATACAGTAGGATCGCAAGATGTTGACGGATTCGAGAGCGACTGGGACGACAATCAACTGGCGGCCGGGGCCTTCAGTGGCCCGAGTGTTACCAGCGCTCTGGCAGTATTCGACCCGGCTGGGCCGGAGGACTACGAAGACTTTGAGGAGGCTTGGGATGCCAATGACACTGCAGTTGCTGTAAGTGCCATGACAACCACAGCCGCGATGTTTGACGCAGCGGTCAACGGCTTTGAAAACTTTGAAGGGACCTGGTAGCAAGGACGCACACAATGGCAAAAGCAGATTGGGCAGCATTGGTCAACAGCCTGGGCAGTGGGGACGTTGCAAAGGCCGTGTCCTCGGCCTTTACACCTCCGAGCGGCGGGGGCACCTACGTCCACGAGTTGCACGAGGTGGGTGGTGGTTCCGCGACTGGGCTTGCAGGATATTACTGCGCGCTGGCCGGCTTCAATCCGATCACAGGCACGCGGAAGTGCGGGCAGATGTCCTGTGTACTCAAACGGTTCAGCTCGAACATCAACTACGCACCCATGTTTGGGTTCCTCGCTGGCAACGACCCGAATTCCGCAGTTGGCTATTTCGTGGGCCTGTCCGCGGAAAGCAGCTACCACGTCTGTCTGAAGAAGGGCATCCCTTGGGCGGGTATGCTGAGCACGGACAGCGACGTCTTGCGCGTGGCTACGGCCGTTCGATCTGATACGGGCGCTACCGCGGACTGGGTACACCTGCGCCTTTCAGTGCTCGTTGAGCCCCATGGGGAGGTACGTATCCTGGTTGAAGAGAACGATCTGAGCAGCTATATTGTGACGGCTCCGACATGGGCTGCGATCCCTGGCATGGCTGAGTACATTGACGACCCGGCCGGCGTCTTATCGGGCTCGCTGCCCAAGCTCGATGGATTCTACCCCTTCTTTGGTATGCACATCGCTGCCGCGTCGGGCGCCACTGTGCTTGTCGATCACATTCAAATCTCGCGGCAGCTCACCCCATAAGCGCATGAATCCTTATTGGACACACCCGGCCGTTCGGGAAGGGCGGATCACCCCGGATAACAGCATCGCTCCAGGGCCAGCAGGCTCTGCGTATTACCAGGCGTACTACACGAGCTACTACGGAACCTTGGATGGCAAGGTATTCTGCCTGGGCGCAGACCACACCAAGTTCCCTGCGCGTCGCGCGTTGCTGGGCGATACAATCTCTGTTCAACAAGACTTCGACGTACCTGCTGCACAGCGGTTGCTTCGGTTTGCATGGCATATGCGCAGCCCACAAATGCCCGCAGCAGCTGAGCTGGCTACGGCAGCAGAAGTCAGCTTCGTCAACGGTGCGGGCTTGGTTGTTTCGAGTCCCGTGCCAGACGGCTGCATTGGTGCACAGGTGCACACAGGGCTACTACGTACATTTACTTCCGCAGACGTGGAACGTCGCATTACGTTTTCTGGGGCAGCTGACCCGAACAACAACGCAACATTTGTGATTGGCGGCGTGCCCCAGGACCAGGCAGGTGATTCAGGTGGAGACCGCATCCTGCTGCGGAACCCGCTGAGCAAACACCCCATGGGCCACCCAAGCTATCCTGCGTACCCGGCGCACCCGTTGGTGCCCTGCGCGAATGACACAGGCGTGGCCATACGTATCCATGGCTTAAAGTGGCACGGCACTGCGTACATTCGAGAAGGCGCTGGGCCGTGGGTTTCTCGTGTGGAGCTACAGGAACGTACGGGGCATACTGCGTATCGTGCGGACTTGGCGCTCAACGTGTCGCAATACGCGGGGACCATGGGCGCCAAATTTGAATTGGAATTGCAGGATGCGGGTTGAGCACCGCAAAAGGAGTAGTCAATGCCAGCACCAGAACACACTGCAAGCGCGATACCCATTGCAGGGTCCGTCCGCTTTTCCATTACAGAGACCACTGTTGCTGCTATTTCGGGCTTCATCGACCCTGAACATCACATCCGCGGCCTGTACTTGGCAGTAGATGACCCAATAGACTCGCGGCATGACTGGGACCCCATCACGTTCCAAACGCCTATAGCAGCAGAGTACATGGACTCAGAGGGCCATACAGGTACAAGTTTGGTCCGATTGGCTTTGACTGATGACGACCTGTGCGTTCCAGCGGCAGAAGAAATCATAAAAGCTGCCAGGCTAGAGAATGCCCAGCATTTGGTGCACCAAGCAGCGGACCAGCTTGGTAAACTTGATGAGCCGCTACAGGGCTACGAAGTCTTCGTAAACCCGGCAGCAGAACTCCAGTGCATTTGGGCTAGGCATGCAGTGCCGGGTGCAGACCAGCAACAGCAGCAACGGCAGTACATGGAAGCTCGGGTCACATTGCTGATCCGTTGCGAGGCTGTGTAGCTTATGGCCCCCGGGATCAAAGCGCCCCTAGGCGGGCTGTATGTTGGCAATCTCCGGTACCAGCAGCCGGCCGGGGCAAGCGTCGTTGCCAATACCATCCCGGCTGACGGAGAGCAGGATGTAGGCACGGCAGCAACGCTGCAAGTACAGATTCTAGGGCTGATCGGTGCCCCCGTGCTACCCGATGTGCAGATCTTCATCACGTCTGCGCTTGAACCGTTTAGCAACCTAGTCTACGACGGTGCAGCCGGGGGCTTTGTCGCGCCCTGGACAGGCACTGCCACTTGGCGGCCGAGCATTGGCTCGGCAGTCAACGATGAAGCTGTGTTTACCATCAGCAAGCCCAATCTGTGGACGTCGCTTGACGATATCACGGTGGACTTGCGTTGGGTGGTCCAAGGCAGCACAGATCAATCCGCGCAGTATAGCTTCCAGATTCAAGATCTGTCCGCACCGGAGCTTGAACGCATCATATGGTTGACTCCCCGGCAGTGCCTGGTCTACTTCGACGAGCCTGTATCACAATCCGTGCTGCCTGGGGGCGGGCAGTTCTGTGAATACTTCAAGGGCAATGTCGAGCTGCGAGCAGGCAACCAAGTATGCCTACATGGAACCGACATCAATGCATTGTGGATTGGTGAAGTTCTGTCTATCAGGGGTTCCGGGGTTCCGGGAAACGACGGCGCATGGCGGATCGACACGGTAAACCTGGCGCAGCGGACGCTGGGGGTGAGCCGCACAGACGGGACAGTGCTCGGGCCCGACACAGGGGAAGACCGATCCACAGACACAGCGTCGGTGGTCTTGCGCATACGGGATATTGAAGCGAGCATCAGTCCCTACCAATTTGCTTTTCGGGCCAGCGCTGAGGGCTTGGATGCGGATGCACGACAAGCGGACACAACACAAGTGGCTTATGAGCCCATTGTTGCTTCGGTGTCGCGGGTCACCGCAAGCCAGGTGTCTGCAGACGTGGCACCTGCGCAAGTTGTCCTGCTCTCGTTGACTGACGATATTTCACTCGGGAGGAAGTACACGCTGCACGCGGCCGGTGTACAAGACCTGTGGAAGAACCAGGGGACCACGTTCCTGGACTTTGAATCCCCGGTATTCCAGGTCACCGGCTTGCTCGAACTATGGGATGCAGGCATATTGCCCGGACCGGACCAGGAAGAGGACATCCAAGGGCAACGTCAGCTGCGAAAGGCCGCTGTCAGTTTGCAGGATGTCATCAACGAACTGTGGGTCCGTGTCGAGGGGTATAAGTACATCTACGACCCCTTCCGTTGCCCCGAAGCGGCACTTGACTACTTGCTCCATCACATAGGCAACCCATTCCAGTTCCCCATGATGACGGAGCTGAAGCGCCGGGTTGCATGGGCACTGCCCTATTTGTACCCATGCGTGGGCCTGGCCGGGGAAGGTATCCAGATGGCGATCTGGCGCATACTTGGCATCTGGGTAACTATCCACGCCTACGTAGCCGGTAGCTACTGGATCCTCGACACAAGCAGGCTGGGGCTCACAACGGCTCTGGGTCCGAACAGTGCATGGGCACGAAACGCATACCAGATCACAAGCCCGATAGACCTGACGGCCGCGCAACGGAGAATCGTTGTTGATGTGGCAACCTGGGCAGACCCGTTGAATATGCACCTGGTACGTGTCGAAGAGCCGTCTACTGCTACAACGCTCGGCAGCGCAACGGTAGCAACGTCTGGGTACTGGACGCTCGGTGCATCTGCACTAGGTCTGAGCACGACACTGGGGCCCTAGTAGCCTATGGTGCTTTCTCTGCGCTTGCTGTACCATCGGGGGTTGAAGGAGCTAAACGTCTATGGCAAATCGCAACAACTACGGGTTCGGGCAAATCGTGCTGCAAGGGGAGCTGGACGGCTCTTTTGACGACTTGGAAGCTGCAGACCTGGCACAGGTCTTGGACTCTGGGCAAGGTCAGGTGCCTGTGGCCGCAAGCCCTGGGCCGGATATATACGGCGCCATCAATCGTGGCTTGATCGTCACTCGGAGCGGCACAGACGACTTTGTGTCCATTACGGGCGGGACGGCCTACGACAACCAGGGTCGCCGTATCTCTCTGGAGACTGCCGCGACTGTCAAGCTCACGGCCATCGGCATAACAACACCGGGAGCCACCGCGGATGCTACGGCAGCTGGAGCTGCACTGACGCTGTCCGTGCCGGCCGGGGAGTATGCCGTTGTTTCGTTGTTCATTGCATACGATGAGATCCTCTCCGGTCAACGCAAAGACGGAAACAACCAGAACTACTACTTCGTCCTTTCCGAGAGCTTTCACTTTGAACTAGCCGTCAGCACGCCCTGGACACCACCACTCACGGGTACGCCAGGCCGCCAAGCGCTGGCTGACAACAAGATCCTTCTGGCCGACTTAGTCGTCGAGAACAACGGCGGCTCGATCAATGTGATCTCCAATGGGGTCTGTACCACGACCAAGGACTGGGTTGGATTGGCGGGCTTCTACGCAGGGCTGACCGGGCGTCGTAGTGACTGGTTCGCAATCGAGGGTGACGCAACTGACCATCCAGCATTTCTCGTTGGCGACAGTAGCTTCCGGTATGGCACAGCACGGGAAGCCCTGTGGTCATTGCTCCAGTTGCTCCAGGGGCGCACCACGGCGCCTACAGGTTCAGAGGTGATCGGCATTCCGGCAGATGCCGGGTTGGGCAGCACCTTCTCGATAAACGCCCCGGTCACGATAGCTGCGGGCCATATAAAGGACGCAATCACTACGTTGCTTGGCGGGGTCAACGCGAAGTTCTCCCGCGGTGGGGACACCGTGCGGCCGCAGGCAGGCGCACACGGGATTGTCTTGGACCCGCAAGACATGGATGAGGGCTACAGGCTTATCCACATGCTATCGCAGCGTGAAGCCGGCCCGGTGTCGCTGGAGACATCCGGGTCGCGTCGGGGCCACATGGGCCGGCCCCACATGGTCCACGACCACTTCAATTACGTCGGGGACCCCACGGCTGGCACGTCCGACCTGCCCTTCACCCATGATGGCACGCTGTGGGGACTGAGTACCGTAGGTGCACTGAGCACCGCGAGCGCAGCATCAGCACCCGGGGGCGTTGTGCAGCTCTCGGTTCGCGGCACGACTTACGATGCCTGCGACCTGGTCCACGGGTACAACTCGGGCTCCGGTGTGATTTACCCCCGCTGGTACTTGAAAGCGCACCCATACGTCAAGTTCGACATCCGGTTCCTGGTACCTTCCCTGGGCGGTGCGGGTCTCGACAATGTGGAATTCGATATCAGGTTGCAGAATACCTCTAATTTCCTTGCGGGTACAGGCACGCGCGCTGGTCTGCTCTACCAGGATAATACAGCCGGGGGTACGCCAAACAAGAACCTGTATCTCTACATCCTCGAAGCAGGGGGTACGCATGCTGTGGCCTTGAAATCCCTGGCGGTTGAGACCTGGTACCGTGCCGTGGTCACCGTCATGGACCCGGTAGCGCCTGCTACA